AAGATTTAATGGCTTTGTACTATACTCCTTCTCCCACTGACCCCTCTAATGCTAACCATATTAATAATCCACAGCAGTATCCACGTGCTTATTGGACGGATTTAACCCGTACCATAGTGGATGGTAATACTCACTTTGTAACTCCTCAAACTGCGCAAGATACAGCAACTCCTGAGTCCGCCGATATCCTCTATTTTGGTTCAAATAGTAAATTTGATGGACTTCGGTACACTTTTGTAACTCGTGGAAGTACCATTAGTAATGGTACCTATGCAGGCACCCTCCAGTGGCAATTCTGGAATGGTACTGCGTGGACAAATTTCACTCCTACCGTGGATGCTAAGTTTGGAGTAGATTCTAGCAAGATTTATGGTACGACATATTGGACTGTTAGTAATTTAACGAATTGGGGTAAGCGAGATTTAGGCACCACGCCGGATATGCATACGGATAATGATGCTACACAAAGCTGGGCAGCACCGTGGGCCACTTCAGGAACTACTTTACCTGAAGATGTGGATAGTGCAGCCATTTCAAAGGTAGATCATGGGGATGATAGACGTAATACCAATAGATATTGGGTTAGAGTGTATGTTCGTACCGGAAGTATAACTATAGGTAAGGTTCTTACAGTAGAGTTATACACTAAACCTAATTTATTCCATGATTTCAGGTGTGAAGACCCACAATATTTCCATGAAGTATGGAAATATGTTCATAATACTGCTGGAAGTGGTTGGACAGCAGGACGAGATGGTCCAGGCGGTACTTGGACTGCCTTAAATATGACAGGCGGTAATGATGGTAGTGAAGTATCATTATTATGGAATGCGCATGAATTTGCCACTAATTTTGTAGATAATGCGGCTACTACCTATTATTTTGGATTTGAATATCCTTTTAATGGAGTACAATTTCATGCCCATCAGTTCAATACACCCAATTATTCAAATGTAAAGTTCGTTTGGCAGTGGTATAGCAACTATTATGCGAATGCTGCGTCGGAACCATGGCAAACTATCTCTGGTTTAACTATATCAGCTAATACTGTTGCCAATCCTACAGTAATTACTACCGAAAGACATCATCTAACCACTGGGGATTCCGTCATGATTACGGGGTCTAACTCCACTCCTGCTATTAATGCTACATATACCGTTACGGTACTTAGTGATACTACTTTTTCTGTCCCGGTTAATGTCACTACGGCGGGTACTGCCGGACATGTAGTCTGTAATAATCGCATCACCGCATCAGAATCCATGTCCAATACTGGAAATGCTGCTTGGATGTCGGATCTTGGGGCCGTTGATATGAATGCGGGGGATTATTATCTGGATGTGCGATGGGATACTAGTAAAGAACTAGGCACTTTCGTTATGAATAGGCCGCAACAAGAATATGATCGGTTGCATATGCTAGATAATTATCCATATATGGATATGGTCTCTGGGCGATCTGCGAAATTTGTTAAAAAGGTAGTAAATAAAGGAACTAACAGTATTTCTGCGGCCAATCCTACTGTCATCACATCAGCCGATGCAGCGGGAGGCACTACTGAGAATCATAATCTTAAAACTGGCGATAAAGTTAATATATATAGTTCTAATTCCACTCCATCGGTAGATGGCATTCATACGATTACCCGCATCAATGATACTACGTTTAGTATTCCTATAACGGTTACCACGGCTGGAACTACCGCAAGCATTGAAGCATTTACACCTCCGCCTAGTAGTCGTGTTTTATATTGGGTGCGTTGTTATATAACGACGGGTACGCCTACTAATGTTGCGGTACTTCGTGATGTTAAGACGGCTCCTGTCGGCGCACTCAAGTATTTTGATCGGGGTAAAGAGCCTTGGGTCTATAACGCTAATAGAACTGTACAAGGTAGTACGGCTACACGTGAGCTTCAGTATTGTTATCGATATGATACTTCAGCAAGTGCTGGGTCTAAATTTACAGATTATAGTGCTGAGATTAGTTCTACTACTTCTGGTGCTACGAATCTACGAATAACCGGCAATACAGTTGCTAATCCAACTGTTGTTACTACTGATGGGCCAAGTTTTACTATTAGTTCTAATACCGTTGCAGCATCTACGGTAGTTACTACTAGTGCTGCGCATGGATTAGCTACCGATGATTTAGTGACCATTACGAATTCCAATTCGACTCCGACTATTAATGGGATATATGAAGTTACCGTCCTTAGTACGACTACTTTTAGTATTGATGTAAATGTAACTACTGCTGGAAGTCAGGGTACGGTAGTTCCGATTGTAAAACATGGACTTACGACCGGGCATAAAGTCGTTATTACTAATAGTAATTCAAGTCCAAATATCAATGGTACGCATGTAGTTACTGTATTGACGGATACTACTTTTTCTGTTCCTGTGAACGTCACTACGACAGCGGGTACAGCGGGTACTGTGGTGCCTGAAAAGGTATATGCAATAGATAATGGACAAATCGGAGATGCTGTTTATTTTGGAATGGATGAGCCGTTCTCAGCAATACGATTAAATGTTACGGACGCTTTGAGTTCGTCATCAGCGGGACTTTCTGCCATTACTTATGAGTATTTTGTTGGCGAAGGAACAGATAACTGGGCTACTATTACCACTCTCGATGAAACAGCAGACTTTAGGACTACAGGTATTGCAGAAATAACTTTTGATAAGCCGTTTAATTGGAAGACGTGTCAGCCAGGTATTAAAGAAGCTAATGCTACAGACCAAAGTTTCGGTAAAACGGCTTATTATGTTCGTGCTAGATTAGCTTCTGTGTCTGGTAGTCCAGTTACATCTGCGGCTAAGTTTAGTCAGGGACAAGTTGGGCCTAATTACTGGCATCCAGGTATGGAATCAGGAACGATTACTGGTGTAACTTCTGTACGACATTCTGATCCAGTTACATATGGTTTAACGTTAGTAGAACATGATACGGGTACAAACCAAAGTCAAACCATAGTGGCATATGCTTTAGCGGATAAACCTGTAGATTTTGTTAATAAGGTTAGTGTGCGTGGACGTAGTGGCGCATATGGTATTGCACAAGATACTACGAGTATTGATACTTATGGATTAGTTAAAGAACGAGTAGTGGATGATTCTACATTAACTAATTCATTACAATGCGAAATTAGAGCACAAGCCTTATTAGAGCAATTAAAACCTACCGCATCTACGAGTTTTAGAGAATGTAAGGTTAGAATAGGGAATGCCCCTGTCTATTCTATGTTGAATCGTCCTCAATTATTAAGGGCTGGTGATAGAGTTAATGTAAATATTAATACTGTTACTATTGATAATGAGACGTGGTTGGTTTACTCAATTCATTGTAATTACAATGACGAGACTGGATGGACTTGTGACATTACGCTATTTAGAGATATGACTACTGTCGCTGAACCAGGCTCTGCTGAACGTCGTATGATTAGAGATTTATCTACCAGAACACGGGAAACGGCTAATGCTATTTTCCAACCAGTAGATAAAGCTGTCGTAGGGGGTCTAGATTTCTTGCCCGAAGGACCAGGACGGACAGTAGGTAGGGAAGAATATGGTGCTGTCGGCACAGATTGGGGTATTTATCCTACAGGCGGTGGAACATTAGGTAACTATACTAGTGAATTCCGTTGGACTAAGAAATTATATTCTAACCATAATACGAAAGAGACACTTGATACGGATTTGATGCGTATTGAACATACCGGCATCAACCCTGAAGAAGATGGTGTGGCGCAAGGTGGTGCTGGGTTAGGTTTTATCGCTAGAGATAAACGGGGTAGTGGTACTCCTGATTTTCACCCTGGTACTGATGAAGCCACTCTATATCTGCGTAATTCGGCTACTGTTACTGAAGGTTCAGGGCTATATCTAGCTCATAGAGATATTTTTAATAGTGGTGCCACTTATGATGAGTGGGTTACTGATACACCTAAGATAAATGCAGAGGTAATGACTGGATTCACTGGCTTTGTTACGGGAGCAGACCTTAGTAGTGGTACGTTTAATATTGCTTTACCTAATTTAGACTCTGCTCCATTGATTTTTGCTTCTATATGTGGACATGAGGCAAAAAGCGGCTATAGTGCATCTAACTGGACTAATGCTATATGCCAACTTTATCGATGGACTACTAGTGGTGGTAAATATACCAATGCTCAGATGCGAGTTACGCGATTTTCTGTTGGAGTCGCTACGGGGGCTGGATTCTATACGTTAACAGCTATTTCAGCCGCTAACCCTACTGTGATTACTACAACTGGCAATATGCCTAACGGCAGGGCTGTATGGATTGGAGAATCTAATTCTACGCCAGTAATTGATGGTCTATATACGGTCTCTAATAAGGCTGGAAGCAGTCCATATACTTATACATTGACTGCTTTTGCTAATACTTCGTTTCCTGTTAACGTGACTACGGCTGGTACTGATGGAAAGTTATACTCGATGGGTAATACCCGTTCTTATGACCGTGCGGCCAATTGGACTGATGCAAACTATGATACTGACAACCAAAATATTGGTATCATGTATGCCGTTATCTTTAATTCGGGGAAAAATACTAGTGGCTTAAATTCACACTTCAGTCAAAATCACTTAAGTCATCCGTAGGGGTTTTATGAGTAGCGATTTAGGTGGAGAAGTAAATCTTCTAGCAGGCGAATATGATTTTATAATTCGTACTTCTGATGCCTCTAATTTGAAGATATATTATGTCATCCATGATTCTAAGAAGTACACCATAGTGGCTACTAGTTATGAAGAGGCATTAGCCACTGCAGGGTTTGAAGCAGAGGACACTATCAAGGATGCTGAAGGGGTATATTAGGCATAAAATTGCCTATTGACTTAGTAATTCAAATCTGCTAAACTGGGATTCCAGTCAAACGATTGGGAGGTCAAAAATTTAGAGGAACGAATGTTACCTGAAGACATAGAACGCATACTTATTAGTTCATTAAAAACACCAGAACATCTAAATATATTAAGACAAAAATACAAGCTCTCCCCCCGGCACTTCCCTTACCACCCCGAACCTGCTGCATTCATTTGGGATTTTATAGTTCAGTGGGGTAAAGCCCCTGATCTTACGCATATCAATGCGCGATTTCCCGATTTTCAGTATGCTCCTACTAATGACTTTGATTATATTGCTGAAGAGTTTCGGAAGGATTTTGTAAAGCGTAGTATTTACATGAGTATGGAAACTCATGCTAAATCTATTGAAGCGGATGCCGAAGCTGGCATTGTAGGATTGATTAGTCAACTACAGGGGCTACAGCGTAATGATGAAAGCCATCAGGTTGTTGTTGATAAAGATCCTATTAAAAGGTTAGAGGAATATAAACTACGGGCAGATGGTATTGCGGAACAACGTCTGTGGTGGGGCATAGAGCCATTCGATAATTTTCCAGTGATACTGACTCGTGGTCAGTTCGTTGGTATTATTGCGAACACTAAAATCGGGAAAAGTTGGTTAGGGTTAAAGATAGTTTTAGCTAATTATATGCGGGGATTGAAAATCAGCATCATTTCCCCTGAACTTAATAAACTATTTTTAAATGCTAGAATTGATACCATTCTTGCTTATGAAATGGGGTTTCCTATCTCTAATGAGAAGCTGGTGTATGGTGTACCTGGTATTGAAGAGAACTATGCTAAGTTCTTGAGCACTAAAGAGATGGAACGGGGCGAGTTACGGTATCGCTTGCATAATCCATCAGATAGATTTACCGTGTCTAGTGTGGCAACCGTAGTTAAATCAGAGAAACCTGATGTAGTGTTAATAGATGGTATCTATCTGATGCAGGATGAAGAACATGGTGCTCAATCATGGGAACAGATTAGGAATAAGTGTCGAGGTTTAAAAACATTAGCTACTGAATCAAATATTACTCTAATAGTTACAAATCAATCAGGCAGGGAAAGAGGGTCAGATGAAAATTCGTCAACGCCTGCTGCAGCGTCTAACGTTGCCTACGGTTACGATTTCAATAGATTTGTTGACGTACTGGTTAGCATCGGTGGGGCTGCGAATAATCCTAATGTGCGCGAGGTCGCTATACCTCTTATCCGTTCTGGCCGTGCAGTTACGGGGACTTATCCGATTTCTTTTGACACCGATATGGGCGATATTGGGCGTACCGTTGGTCAAGTCACTCCAATGTCTATGGCTAATATCGACTTTTAGTCTGTATATCGCTGTTAATGCTGGATTTGCATATGGGGGGTATCGCATAGCGGAATATTCCACATACTTGGGAATATGGGCAGGGGTTATAGCCTGTGCGTTATTTACCACAATAGTTTTATATTTCGCATTGCAAGTGGCACAACAAATTAAACGATAACTATGACAATAATAGAGTTTTTAGAAGATGCTGGTTTAATCTTCACCAAAAAGACTGGTGAAGAGGTAGTAGCCTATTGTCCGTGGCACGATGATCGGAATGCGTCTCTAGCTATCAATATACATAAAGGTGCGTACCACTGCTTCAATGGATGTATTAAAGGCCGTGATGGTATGAAGCGGTTGCTAGAGAAGTTAGACCCTAATCGTAATTTGTATCAAATACTAATCGATAGGTTTCCAGAGTTATATATTCGTAAGTATATTGATGCTACGCCTATACCAGAGAATGTAGTGAAGTACGATGTTACACAGCTATCGTATGCTGTTGATAATCCATATTTGATGACACGAGGCATCACAAATCAAACAATTATTGATTTTGATATTAAATACCATGTAAGTTTCGATAGTATTATCGTACCAATCTATCAAAAGGGTGAATTATTAGGGAGCGTTCAGCGTAATATATCTGGTAATCCGAAATACATTAATTCTCCAGGCATGGATAGGGATAAAGCAGTATTTCCACTGGATAAAGTAGAATGTGACGATAAAGTTATTATCGTTGAGGGATTATTCGATTCTATAAATGCACATCAATGGGGGGTGAAAAACACAGTATGTACGTTTGGCGGTAATGTATCGCATGAACAGGCTAAGATTTTAGCGACTTTAGCTAGGACAGTAGTTATCTGTCCTGATAAAGATGCCAGCGGTATTAAGATGGCTTATAAAACCACTGATACGTTGATGAAACTAGGTCTGAATGTGGAGTATACGTTCCCGTCAGGAAAAGCCAAAGATTTTGGCGATATGACCGATTTTACACGTTTAGAATATCATTCCTATTGGAAACTCAAGGCCATACAAAAAGATTTAAATTATATGATGGAGAGATCTTAAAATGCCGTTAATAAGTAAGGGTACGTACCAAGCAGCCGGGTCAGATGGAACGAGTAGCGAATTTCGCAATCCTAATTCAATTTGGCGTAATACTGTTCGTATTCGTCCTGGTGAACATGCAGTTATTAGGTTTATCACTGATTTCATTAATGGGGATATGTCTCGTTTTCACGGGATTCCTGGCATGACGACTAAGGGACAACAGTTTACGTCCTATGAATATTGTTCACGCATTAATGTTAATGAGTCAGGGCGGGTGATTGAGAAGGATTGTGAACATTGTTTGTCTGCGGATGAACGTATTGCTAAAACCACTTCTCGTTATCTTTCATGGGTAATGCATTATGGAACGTACCATGTAGACCAAAATCCATTCCTTGATCGAGATGGTCAAGAGGCGTGGAATCAAATTAAAATTGGTAACCGAACCTTCTATCGAGAAACCGTAAAAAAGCCACAGTTGTTGAATACGTCGTTCACTCTTTTCAAGAATATTGAAGAGAAGTATGACCTCTTTTCTACACTGTTAGGACGTACCTTTGATTATCGGTCTAGTCGTCCTTCTAATATCACACAATACTCTTTAGAAACGTCCGACATTCAATTGTCGAATGATTATGCGCAAGAGATTCTGGACATGGAGAATAATCTCCCTGATTTAGAGATGATTGCTGCTAAATTAGTTACAGAAGTAGAATTGCCTACTTTTGGTGACGATGATACTAAAGAAACGATTACTAAAGATCAGGTGGATGCGGCTTACGCTAATATGGCTAATTTAGATGAGGATTTATAAACGATGGCTAAAGTAAGTGTGGAACTAGGTTTAACACTCAAAATGGCTACAGGTGGGGGATATAATTTCTTTCGCCCGTCCATTACTATTGCCGATATTGATACTAATGAAGAAGCCAAACCTCAAATTGATAGAGCATTAGAAGTTGTAAAGGAAGCATGGTCTGAGCTTGAAGAGCATATGGGCAATGTTATTACGGCTACTGATGTTACAGAAAATGAATCGCTACTAGTTGAACTTGGTAAACGCATGTCTGCTATGGAAACTAAACTTGCCGCCGTAGCGAATGGTAAAGTTGTTACAGGGTTTTAGTGGTTAGTGTTAATCGTAGTACGTTAGAGCGGAAGTTGACTACAATCACTTCCGCTCTACGTTCTAAGTCAAACCTTCCGCTTCTTGGAGCCAATGTCAGTGGGCAGTTAAGTTTTTGGCAAGATAGCTATATGCCGATTTGGGATGGCATTGATTCTGAGGGCAAGGATGAATTTACATTTTCAGTCGATTCATCACTATTACGCAATATTGTAAATGGGTTTAAAACTGAATATATAGATATCAGTATTAATACCAAGAAGGCTATGGTTATCAAATCTGATCAATCTAAGATAACTGTGCCGTATTTGGCTGGTCCTTATGATGAAATACCTGATAAACCTTTGATGCAAGTAAGTTGTACGGTCGAAAGAGATTTTCTACGTGCATTAATGAAGTCGAAAGATTTTGTTTCGAAAACATATGAAAATATGGGATTAACTTATACATATTTAGGTAATAAGGATGAGAAATTCTTTATTTCAGGGGCCGGTTCTATGTATCAGTATGCCATTAGTATCCCCTTCTCTGGAGAAACGTTACCTGCTATAATAATGCCGCCTGAATATGCTGCAGTCGTGGGTAGGCTGTTCTCTAATACTAATCTTCAAGTGGGCCTTTCAGAGCGTCAACAGATTCTCATGTCGGATGGGCCAACTCTAATAGCAACACGGACAGTAAATGAAACATACCCTAATATTGTTTATGAGATGGCAGACGCAGATGGGGAGTTGTTATTCGTTGCTAATAAACAGAAATTATTGGAATCTCTTAGACTAGCGGTACAGACTACGAAGGATGATGTGGTGGGGCTTAGTAGTCGTACTGACGAGTTAAGTGGTGTAGCAGGATTAGATGTCTACATACCTAATGCTGTTATTGAGGCAGAATTATTTGTTGAAGTTGATGTCGTAAAAGATTTTTCTTGTACGTATTTTTCACTTCCTTTTTTAATCAAGTGTATATCGACGTTTGAAGATGACATGATTTATGTAGAACGTTTAAATCAGTTTAATGGAGCTTTTAGAATTGGTACAGGCACCGAAGAAATTACCGTCTTACAACCTATTCGATACGACTAACCTAGATAACGTTAGAGATTCAATCTTAAGTAGTAACGACCACTTTGTTGCTGTTGATACGGAAACAACAGGACTTGATTGGACAACGGATCAAGCATTTGGCGTATCGTTGGCGTGGGATAATCAAGGAATATTCATTCGTAATACCGATTATGGCACTAACAATATCGGTATGTTAATGAATGCTTTATTTGCAGCCAACCACAAGACTTTTGTGTTTCATAATGCCGAATTTGATTTGCATATGTTGAGAGCAACATATGGTGCAGGTATGCCGACGAATATAGTAGATACATTGAGGTTAGCATATCTGAAGAATCCTGCTGAATCGCATGGATTGAAAGATTTAGGCGAATTAGAGTTTGGTGCTGCTGCTGGGGCTGCGGAAGATACGATTAAGGCATATATCAAGCAATACAGGCTTAAATCATATATTCAGGTTCCATCAGAATTTATGGATCCATATGCGGTGTTAGACACTGTTTTAACAAAAGCATTAGCGCATTTGTATATCGATGAGGTCATGGCCGATAGTTTATTTTTGTTTAAAGTTGAACATAAATTGATTCCTATCATCGTAAAAATGGAAGAAGAAGGACTTCGGGTTGACACGGAATATATTAATCAATTATTAAAAGAATTTCGTGTGGAACAACGAGTAATTCAAGAGTCTCTCTATGAGATTATCGGTAAACATGTGGATATTGCATCTACTAAACAATTGCAGGAATACTTTTATGACCGTCTACGGATTACTCCCCCTGCGGAAACCGAGACTGGACAGCGTAGCGTTAATGAAAAATCATTGGAGAAGATTAAACATCCTATCGGTACTAAAGTTGCTGAGTTAGTTTTACGATGGCGTAACCTCAATAAGTTAGCTAGTACCTACCTGGAACCATATAAAGACTTAAACGGTCGGGTACATCCACATTGGAATGCGACAGGTACTCGTACTGGTAGATTTAGTAGTAGTAATCCTAACTTGCAGAACATACCGAAGGACGATAAAATTCGACGGATATTTATTCCTGATAATGAGTTTTTTGATTTCGACTTCTCTCAAGTGGAGCTACGTATAGCAGCCGATATTTCTGGACAACGTAATATGATTAAAGCATTTCAAGAAGATGCTGATATGCATACCTATACGGCAGCTATGGTATTAAGTAAGGAAATGGGAGATGTGACTAAAGCGGAACGTCAGATTGGTAAGCATTTAAATTTCAGTGTGATTTATGGATCCGGCAGTAATGGTATTCAACAAAAGCTAGGTATGACCAAAGGTCAAGCTGATCAGGTACTCAACTATTTTCACACAAGTTTTCCACAACTTCGTGCTCAGTCTAAATATCTACAACGACAAGCGGAACGTGACGGTTATGTTCGTACTCTTTTTGGGCGTAAGTTGCCTGTGAATCCTGAGAAAACATTTACGGCTGGCAATTATGTAGTACAAGGTTCTGCTGGTGATATTTTGAAGATTGCCTTACTTAAGACTGCCAAATATGTTGATAGTGTTGGCGGTAAAATGCGGAATACGGTTCATGATCAAATTCTATTTGATAATGTAGATGAAACGCATGGTGAAGAGATAAGAAATATTATGCAGGACTTTAAACTGGCTTCGGATATTCCACTTAAGGTAGATTTACAGCGGTCTAAGGTATCATGGGGGGATTTGGTACATGACTAGTATTGATATTAATAGCGTAGTTTCTAGTATTAATAAAGAGCTTAAGACTAATCTAGTGGTGGGGGATGATGATGCCTTAAATACTGTGCGTATTCCTACTGGTATGCCAGCCCTAGATAGGATGTTAGGTGGGGGAGTACCTAGACGGGCGGTCACGGAACTCTTTGGGTACCAATCATCAGGTAAAACGTACATCAGTCAACGTATCATTGCACATGCCCAGACGTTGGGCTACACCTGTGGTTTTATTGATGCTGAATTTTCTTATGATCCTGAGTGGTCAGCTAATATAGGTATTGTTACCAAGGATTTGATAGTATCGCGTCCAGATACGGGAGAACGGGCCTTAGATGTTTTACTGGCCTTATGTGAACAAGGCATTGATTTAGTAGTTCTTGATTCCATAGCTGCTTTATTGCCTACGGCTGAAGCCAAAGAAGGTATGGATCATTTGAGTATTGGTTTACAAGCAAGATTAATGAATCAACTATTTCGAAAGTTGGCTCCTTCTAATGACAATACTGCTGTGATATTGATTAATCAGATTAGAGCGGGTATCGGTGGTTATATTACTCGTGACGCCCTCCCTGGCGGTAAGGGGCAAGAATTTTTCTCTCGTATTATAGTCCGTGTGAAAAAAGGTGAGACAATTGGAGAGCAAAAGGATCCTCAAGGATTCTTTATTGAGATGAAGGCTGAGAAAAATAAGACGTATACGCCCTTATTAACCTCCAGTGTGCCTTTTTACTATACAGGTTTATCTAATCCCATCTATGAAGCATTCATGCTGGCCTCAGATTTAGGAGTTATTGTTCGCAATGGGCCTCAATATACTTACCCTGATAAAGAAACTGGTGAAATTCTTCATAAAGCATTGGGTAGAGAGAAATTCTTACAATTGATGAAAGATGATGAAAGTCTTAGAACATCTATTGAGGATGAAATAAGGAGCAAAGGGTTATGACTGCACCACAGTCAGTTGGTACATTAGCGGGTGATTTAGATAGTATTCTTAGAAGCTTTGCGAGCATGCTTGAGGGTATTTATCATATAGATGAAGAATTAGCTGCTGATATGGCAGAGAAGTTTTCTAATAAGCTACGTGAGAATGCTAGGGCTATATATGCTGAAATGACGGCTGAAATTAGTGAAGGATTGAAGAAGCCCCCTAAAAAATCACGTAAACGCAAAGTTAAAGCTGAAATTATAGAGTACGACGAATTAATTGATTCTCCCGACCGTGCTATTGGTCAAGAAGAATTACCAGAGAATGAGAATACGTTATTGCATGCTGATGATCCTGGTGATGTTGATATGTTGGCCGAACGATTACTGAGCAATACTCGTCTTACTGACCGTGCTGGTGGCTCAACTACTTCTAGTTGGGATACTAATAATCCTACTATGCGACGTATTAATACATGAGACCCGAACCTCGTAAGAAAGATACTCCAGAGCAGTTCTTAATGGCTTCTTGGGTTAAAGAAGCTGGCTTTGGCAGTATATTAGAGCAAGACTTTGAGCCGTATGTAGTGGATATATACATCCCTGATTTAGCTTTAGCCTTAGAGATTGATGGCCCATACCATATGACTCGTAGGGATGAATATCGGGATGTATATATTCGAACTCATTATGATATTGACATATGGAGGTATCCGCTAAAGATTGTTAAACCATCTTTTAAAATCGAATTTATAGATAATTTATTAAAGTATGCTCAGGAGCAAATAAATGCCTAAGCTAAGTCAAATCTTAGATACTAGGGATCGAACCTTAAATAAGCATTGGATTGAATCTACATTCGATGAGTATGATTTAACACATCAACGCCCATCATATAAACGAACTCATTTTAGTCCTTCGCAAGCGCATTTATGTCCACGAGCCTTATATTATTACATGTTAGGATACAACCAAGATTCAATAGCTCCTCAGCAGTTACGACGTATGAGCATAGGTACTGTCTTTCATGAATTCATAGAGAAGAAGTTAGTGGAAACTGGACTCATGGTATCCTCTGAACAAGAAATTATGTATGATGACCCACCTATTAGAGGATTCTATGATGCAATCATTAAACGTCCATCTGATGATAAAGAAATTTTATTAGAATTGAAAAGTATGGCGGAACCGAAGCCGGTTGGTAAAAAGGATCATGGGTATGAGACATTTTTACCCAGGCATGATCATCTGATTCAGTGGAATCTGTATTCATTGATGACAGGAATTGATGAAGGAGTTATTTTTTATATTGTTAAGAATACCCAAGAATATATCATCTGTGAGACAGAACGTAATCAATCTATTATTGATACGACATTAGAGAAGTTTCGCTTAGTACAAGAATATCTTGATAGTGGTGAACATTTTCCATATCAACCAGATTGGAGACATGATTGGTGTAACTATCAAGTTACATGTGAAAAAGATTATTTTATAAAAGGAATTTAACATGGTTAAAGTATCTACATTTTTAGCTAAGGCAGCGGAATTACATAACGTTGATATCACATACCCAATACCAGAACGACCTGAAGGTAACCATCATTACACTTTTCCTATTAATGCCGACCGTTTAACGGATGTTGAAATAGATAATTGGCTTTTATTTTTAGGCGCATGGCGAAGTTATCTCAATTATCAGATATCTCGGCTAGATGGTGAGTATTCGGTTCTTTCGGAAGGTTATGATTTACTTTTATCATCTAAAGTTGCAGTTTTAGAAAAGGAATCAGAGAAACGTCTTCTTAAGGATTCTCTAAAAGGGCAAGCTCTTGCCGACGATGATCAATTACAACAACTTAAAATTCGGACTATCGAACTTAATGGTGAATTGAAATTATTGAAAGGCCGTTTGAGCCTATATGATTCTCAATTTGATACCCTCAGTCGTGTAATCACACGACGTGGACAAGAACGTTTCAAGCTATGAGTATCTTGGGGCTAGACATTAGTACCTCGAAAATAGCCATCGCAACCCTTTCCTTAGATGGTTACCATGTGGTAGAATTGATCTCTAAATCTAGATCATGGGAAACGAGACTTAAAGAGTTATATGCCCAGTTTCTTCCGTGGGTAGCCACAAATGTTTCCCCAAACGATTTGGTTTGTATTGAGGATATTCCTCTCGTTCAGAATCGTCAGTCTTTGATTAAGTTGATTCATGTATTAGCCATGTGTCGTGTTGTATTTATGGAACATGACATGGATGTCTTCACAGTCAATGTGAAGACGTGGAAAAAGGATGTCATTGGTGATGGTGGAGCCGATAAGGATAAGGTAAAAGCGATGGCTATTAAAATTTTAGGTGATGATATTGGTAAACTATCACAAGATGCTATTGATGCATTAATGATAGCTAAATGGGGCGAGTTACGTGTATCTCCATAGTGGAATAAAAATTTATAGATTCTGGTAATTAAACGGCTTCTGGTTAGTATCTGAGGCACCGAAGCCGTTTTTTATTTTGTAAAAAAAAATGGAGTGAGGAAAGTGAAAGCAGCTACATATAACCTGACGGATAACGCTTCTAAAATTTTAGAGAGGAGGTATTATCTGAAAGATGAGCAGGGAAATCTTATTGAAGATGCTGAAGGTATGTTCAATAGGGTAGCCCGTACTATGGCCGAGGTTGAATATAAGTATGGGGCTACCGAATATCAGGTCAAAGAATTGGAAGAAACATTCTTTGATGTGATGTGGGCTTTGGATTTTGTTCCGAATAGTCCTACTCTTATGAATGCGGGTACTGGTCAAGGAACTATGTCTGCCTGCTACGTTATGGATATTCCAGATAGCATGGAAGACATTATGCGTGTGGCGCATGATCAAGCCATGATTGAAAAATTTGGCGGGGGGATAGGATTTAGTCTTTCAGCAGTACGTCCGAAAGGACACGGAATTTCTACTACGCAGGGTAAGGCATGTGGGCCTATTCAAGTATTAAAGGTTCTTTCTCAAGTTGGTACCATGATTACTCAGGGTGGAAAACGTGATGGTGCGCATATGGCTATCATGGAAGTTTATCATCCCGATATTGAAGAATTTATCCATTGTAAAAATACGGAAGGCTCCGTCACTAATTTCAATATTTCGATAGGTGCTGATAGTAATTTCATGGAGGCGGTTAGGCAAGATAAATATATACGTTTAGCTTGGCCTCTTGATCATCAGTTTTATGAAGTACCGGATGCTACGATGGATGGTCGTTTTGTAAAAGCTAATGATCTCTATAGTGAAATTATTAAAGGTGCTTGGATGAACGGTGAGCCTGGAATGGTATGGCTTGACCGCATTAATCAGGATAATACTACGCCTGCATTAGGTCAGATTAATGCAACTAACCCATGTGTTATTAAGGGAACACTCGTTAATACTCCCTTTGGCTATAAACCTGTAGAAATTATTAAAGAAGGGGATTATATAAGCACTCTATTAGGGTCAGAACCTGTAAAAACAGTTGAAAGACATGAAGCCATTAATGTCTACCGAGTTAAATTTTCGGATGGGGGAGAACAAACAGTTACAGCGGCCCATCAATATCACGCGATTAGAAAGGGTAGTGAACGTAAGCACACCCAAAAAATTAGATTAGATGAGTTGAATGTGGGGGATTATGTTCAGGTTTCTCCTGCTACCTTTACGGATTATGGGATTGACCAATATAAGGATGGGCTTAAATTGGGAATCTTGTTGGGGGATGGAAATTATATGAATTTAAATAGATCCATAAAAATTGCCTCCTCCTCCGAAGATGGGGAATATAATCATCTAATACAAGAATTGTTTGGTTTGGATGCTTTCAACAAACCTTCTTTGGCATATGATGGCAGTAAATCTATGAATATGCTTATGTCTAAAGCGGCTTCTACTGCTGTCGCTACTAAATTAGAGTTAGCCGAAGCGTATTCCTATGAAAAAACATTAGATATTGTTCAGGTCAGTAGTAATGTGAGTATGGCTTTAGGCGTATTAGATGGATTCTTAGCTACTGATGGGGACATTAATTTAAGTACTAATCATCCACAAATTAGATTTACCACTACCTCGCACACATTAGCTCAACAGATTCGTTTATTGCTTCTGGGATTAGGAATTCATGGACGTATTACTAATTCTTTTGATAAGGGCGGCGTGGTAAATGGTAGGGAAATCATACGGAAGCACACGAAGTATACGGTTAATGTGTCTGGGGCATCAGCCGGGGCATATGCTAGACAGTCTCGACTCGAAGAAATACATCCTGTAAAGGCAGAAAAATTAAAGCAATTACAAACAGATTGGTTGGTGACGGGTAATACATGGAAGACATCTATTCTTTCCATAGAACCTGTTGGAGTCGCCGAGGTATATGACCTGTATTGTGAAGCATCGGATACGTGGATTACGGAAGGCTATGTGCAACGTGGTTGTGGTGAGCAGCCGCTCCTGTCAGGAGAGTCCTGTAATCTAGGTAGTATCCATATTGGTAATTTTATTAAACATAATTATTTTGATGAAGAACGTTTTGCCAAAGTTGTAGGTATCTGTACTCGTTTCTTGGATAACGTTGTTGATGCTAATCAGCATCCTACGGAATACACTACGTTGATGAATCAAGCTACTCGCAAGATTGGTTTGGGAATTATGGGATTTGCTGATTTATTGGTGCGGCTTAATATTCCTTATGATAGCGATAATGCATTAACGTTAGCCGATAGGATAGGTTCGATTCTTAAAGCGGAAGCTGATAAGACTTCATCTGTAATAGCGCAGCATAAAGGGAATTTTCCAGCATTTGATAAGTCTCCTCTGAATAAGATTAATGGTGGTATGTGGGATACTATGCGTAATGCGTGGAGGTTATCTATAGCTCCCACGGGTACTATCAGCATGATTGCTAATTGTTCTAGCGGTATTGAGCCTCTATTTGCATTGGCATATAAGAAGCATAATATGTCTGCTGCATTAGAAAATATGGAACTTTTTTATATCAATGATGATTTAAAGAAAAATCTTGGTATGTCTTACGATGATGTTGAACAATATCTTAACGATGGACATAGTATTGACAGTCTAATGGATCCGCAGCTTCGTTCTGTATTCATAGTTAGTGATGAAATCGGATATGAGAATCACATTAAGATGCAAGCAATTTTCCAAAAATATGTGGATTCAGGCATATCTAAAACTATTAATTTACCTAATGAAGCCACTGAACATGACATTGCTATGGCCTATAGTCAGGCATGGGAATCGGGGTGCAAAGGCATCACCGTATATCGACGTGGATCTAGAGAACGTGAAGTTCTAGTTTCGACGGCAAATAATACATCTGAATCTATGTCTCCATACGTCTCCATTAAAGCTAGGGCTACGAAGTTAGTTGGGGCTACTACTTCATTGAGTACGGGGCATGGCAAAATGTATGTCACCGTTAATTATAATAAAGATCAAATTTATGAGGTTTTGGCCCAAACAGGGAAAACAGGCAAATGTCAGGCAGCTAATACCGAAGCTATGGGGCGTTTGATTTCTACAGCGATTCAGTATGGTGTTCCAGTAGATGTCATTATAAAACAATTATTAGGAATTACTTGCTGTCCGATATGGAATAACGGTAAAATGGTATTGTCACTTGCTGATGGGATAGGACAGGTGCTAGCAGACTCTAGTGGGGTTTCTATTCATGCTAATGGGCATGGGGATGCTACTACCTTAGAGAATTTTAGCGAAATAATAGTGGGCGGATCACGTTGTCCCGAATGTGATGGGTCTCTATTTATGTCCGAAGGATGTTCTTCTTGCATGGAATGTGGTTATTCTAAATGCGGGTAGTGGCGATGCATGAAAACATTTTAGTTTATGGAATGATTATAGCAGCGGTAGCCGATGTGGTTACCGCTGTCGCATGCTGGTTGCTTGTTTTCACGATATAAAAGTGTGATATGTCTGTTGATTTATCAAAACTTCTAGCTCTTGAAACAGCTTTAGAGTACATGAGTAAAGCTACTCTTGGGGAGAAACTTGAATATTTAAAACCGGGAGAAAAGGCTCCTGGTGATACCAAGATTCATACTACTCCTCGTGGAGCTAAAGGATATTACCCTTCTGAGGTTTCTCGTAAAAAGGAGGCTGAACCATCTGCTAAGTTAGCACCGGATGAAGAAAAAGAAATCGAAGTAGTGCAGGCTCCTGAAATTAAGACTGAATCAGCGTCTGAATATCCTAAAAGCGTATTTGACTCTACTACAGAGCAGTATCTTAATATAGTAGTTCCTGAGGATTCTAAGGTATATGGTATAGAAGCTGGGATACATCGGTTATCACAGCCACACGGTGCTCCTGTACGTGGTACACCTATATCACTCGACGATTCTAGGATCCCCGATACTGTTTACCATATGACTACCAATGCTCCAGCAGTAAGAGAATCTAAAAAATTGATTGCTGGTGGTGTTGGAGGGTTAGGGGGTGATGATAGAGATAAGATTGTTTCTTTAACTATTAATAAAGAGATTGCACATCAATTAGCGGACGATACTAAACTTGCTTCTGAGATTAGTCGGATGGGGGGTGGAAAATATAAGTCTTCAGAACGTATAGAGGAATCAAGAGCAATAATTAAACGTTTGATTCAAGAGATGGAGAAAGAAGGGTGGGATAGTCCTAGATTCCGTGAGTATGATGACAATCATTTTGAATATATGCATGAGAGCTATAATCCTAAAGAATGGCTCTCTCAGTATTTTTCTGTTAGGGCTAGGGCTACTTCAAATTTAGGGAAAGAAAAACGTAATCCGTTATTTTTTACTGATTCAGAAGTTCTAGCTAAGGTAAATCCTGAAAATATAGATGTAATTGAGATTCCTAAATCAGCCCTTCGTACTGGAGCAATGCTTACTGATTTGGATCTAGATAATCCATATGGCTTACAAGAAATAAGAATATATGGTGATATTCCCATAGAAGCTACAATCGACCCTAAACGGTCTACTGATAAAGCTTCGTCATATAAAATGCCCAAATACGATATGAGTTGGGAAGCTCTCGTTGAAGCCGAGTTTAAAAATAAGGAACTTAATTTTATTCCTATTACTGATAAGATGCGTACTACAGGATATATTTCTAATCTAATTGAGGACACCGATAATGTAGTTCTTCGTATCGGTAATAGTATATATTTTGGGGAATCTGAAGACGATGTAAAGGATAAAGTACTTAAAGAATATACTGAAGGTAAGTATGGTTCTTCCTATCATCCACCTAGATTAACTCCTAAACCAGAGTGGGCTACGGATGAGAATAACCCATTCCCTGACATTCCATCTGACATTAAAGAAATTCATTATGATGATATACCTGAATTTTATAAAAAGCATAAATACGGGGATGCTTTACAACAGTTTAGTTCTTTGAAAGGAATTTCTAGAAAAATATCTAAGGTGGCTGGAATGCATTCTGAGCCATTTTATGAGGCTCTTGAGTGTGTTGATGGAGATCTTGATTATGAACATACTGCGGATGTTTTTTCACAAGAGTTAGAGGAGAGTGTTACCGAAAAACAGGCTAAATTAGCTCTGAATAGATTAAGGGATATGACTCAGAAATCCTTAAAGCATCGAGGATTGCCTGAAAAGTTTTATGTCTTTCGTGGTGGGAAGATTCATAATGAAGATCGTCCTATGCCAACATCTTTGAGTGCTGCCACGGCTGCGGAAAGCTATTTCTCTCAAAAAGGTGGGGAGCCATATGTAGCGATGTATGAAGTGAATAGAAATGATGTTTTATTAGATATGAACTCTATGAAATCGGAAGCGCAAGGGGAAGAAGAACTTATCATTCTAGGTCGAAACTTAAAGAACCCACGTATGATTCGACTTTCTAATCAAATGGTTACGAATCCAGAGTTTCATAAATCTAAGTCTAATAATCTATTAAAACTTTTAGCTCTTGAAACAGCTATCGAGGTTCTTCTTAAAGTTAATCCTAATGAAGAACTTGAATATATTGATAGTGAGAGTGAATTACCTGAAGACACTAGGTTAGTGCGCACTCGACGGGGGGCAATAGGCTATTACCCCTCAGAAAAGGGCCAACAACCTACATCTGATCAGATGCGTGACGATGTACGAGGTGAGCAGGACGTTCCCATAGACCGTCCTGAATTAGAACCTGATGACGAGTGGGAAATTTCGGCAGTAACAGCTCCTGCCTCCCCAGAATCCACGTCAGATGAAGTCGTAGACCACACAGACCGATTACCTAATACTGATGAGTTTGATTGGTTTTCTGAACATTCAGAAATGAAATCACCGCATCAGATTAATAGTTATTTTGAGGAAGTTTCTTTATCTTTAGATTCTCATCTGCAACAAACAAAGGGTTCTGATTTTAAGTCATTTTTAGGTAAAGGTATTAATCCAGCTCGTTTGAGTATTGATAATGCTACGAAGGCTGGGTATACAAATGGAAGTATAGAAGGGACTGGAATGCCTCCGGGGTTAGGCATTAATTCACTGTCTAACTGGACGATGACTATTGATGATAAACCTTTTATTTATAAATTAGTTTACGGTGAGAATCAGGCTGAGATATTCTCATATTCAATCGACAGAGCATTAGGATTAAATATTGTTCCATATAACAAACAACATTCTATTGATGTCGATGTATTGAAGAGTCTTATAGAACGTACTCATAATGTTGATGACAGTATTAAAGATTTCGACATGGATATACATGCCGATGTAGGTAGAGGTAATAAAGCTGGAGGGCATTTTCAAGAATTTTGTACTAACTGTTTAGAACGTGAAGACCATAGGCAAGCAATAGGAAAAATGTTGTCTTCTGAAGAGGGTAGGGAAGAATTTTTTAAGATAATACTCTTAGACTTTATTACAGGCAATGATGATCGACATTCAGGTAATTATTTAATTACGGACGAACATAAAATAGTTGCTATTGATAATGGATTCGCTGGCTATGGCCGTGCTCATCAGGCTCATCAAGAGATGAAATCCGTGAATCTTTTAGAGCACGACAACTTATGGATAAGACGATTAGAGATGGTTTTTCCATTTGGGGTAGCTGGTGTATTACGCAATGAAGTTGGCTATGAACGTGTAAGTGAGATAGCGGATCCACAAGCACTAGAACGCGAAGCTGAAGCAGTGTTTGACAAATATTTTACTCCTGCTAATAAAAACATATTAAATAAAGCATTACGTATGTCTAAATGGCAGATAAAGGTAGGCGAAGGTAGAGTATCTGATTTTGCTAAGTTGAAAAATCAATTTGTTTCCCATGCGGCGTCGAATTTACAAAGAGGAATAATTGGATACGGAACAGCAATGGATTCCATTCCTGAGGAATCGGAACCAATGGGACAGACAACGGCTGAAAAGGTTTTCTTTTCTATCGACGAAAACGCACTTGAAGAAGCTGGTTTAGAAGACGTTAGTTTAGGGAATAGATAATGCCTGCTGTTTTAATTTACAATCAAAAGAATTTAGAGTACGTTGTTTTATCTAATCGACGAATCTTTGGTACTAATAAAGATTTAGTTGAGCCTATTACTGCTGCTGAGCGGCATCCTCTTTGGACACGACCTGAACTTCGTAAGAGTCTTCAACGAGAAGGAGAACGTTTCTTTAAGACGCATGAAGAGAAATTAGGCACTTCTTTGAATATGAATACTGATGGCGATAAGATGTCGCCTGGATTCTTCCTATATCTCACATTTTGTCGCTTTCAGAATCAACAATATCAAGCATCGATCATACCTCTTTCTGATTTGCCTAGTGTAGTAGGTAAGAAATTACAAAAGAGTGATGATAATTTAGCTAAATTATTAGCTTTAGAGACTGCTATAGAATATTTAATTAAAGCTAATCCCCAGGAACAACTTGAATATATAGATAGTGAAAGCGAGCTACCTAAAGATACTCGATTAGTGCGTACTAAGCGAGGAGCGATTGGGTATTTCCCTTCAGAGATTGGTCAACATCAACCAGGTCGTATAGAAGAAGACATAGGTGGTAAACCAGAACCTGATGCAGAACGTGAAATTAGCGGTATTCAGGCTCCTGAGTTAGATGACGACGATGATGATGAAGATGAAGGGCAAGGTATTATTGGTGATAAGATTGATGCCAAGTCTTTTATCAAAAAGATGGAAGATAGTCAGTATCGATCTTTAGCGGATTTACTTAACGAATTACCTAGAATTTCTGTTGATGAGAAGAAAGAATTAGTTAGACAAGCTGCGTTAGAAGGTAAGGGTCCACAAACTGATGCTGTTCCTATTAAGCCTAATATTGCAGTTGTTAATGATGAAGGTCGAGTAGTTCAAATATCTACTGCTGATGGACAATTACAAGCGGTACAAGAGTTTGACCCAGAGAAACCAGAACGTGGGGGGAAACGACACCTATTCTTCAGTACTAATGCTAACGATAAGATTCAAGTAGCTTGGCTTGATGGACTAGGCCGACCACATGCTGGATATAGTGCTAAATATACCAAGAGCCAAGCTATTAAGAAATTTGATAAGATTAAGCAATTAGCTAAGGTTATTTCGAAGATTGAGAAACAGTGTAAAACTGACATTACTAGTAATTCTAAAAATAAAGAGGCAGCTTTAGCTATAGCTTTAGTCCATAATACGTATCGTCGTATTGGTAGTGGTAGTTCTAAAGTTACATGGGACGGTGAGGAAGGACGACCTGGCCCTAAGAAAGATAAAGAAGGTGCATTTATTAGAGACTATGTTGATACTTTTGGTGTAACTAGTTTCCAAAATCAACATCTCATAGTTAAGGGCAATAAAGTTCACCTTAATTTCTTAGGTAAATCAGGAAAATTAAATTATGTGGAAGTTACAGATTCTTTAGTTAAGAAAGAATTAATTGCTCGTAAGAAGGCAGCAGGTAAGGATAAAACCGCTGTTATTATAAATATTAATCCTCCGGCTGTTAACGCATATTTAAAGCAAGCATCAGGCGGAGACTTTAGTGTAAAGAATTTCCGTACTTATCATGCTACTAGATTAGCCGCAGATTTGATTGCTAAGACTAAGACTCCAAAGTTGAATAGAGTTAAATTTGATGGCTTTATGAAGCGACGGGTTACTGCAGGTAAAATTAAAGATGCTACGCAGTGGAAAGAAGAAGCCTTTTTATGGGTCTTAAAAGAGAGAAATAAACTTAAATTAGATGTAATTGGTGAGCCGATTTCCAATAAATTAAGTAATACTAAAGCTGTTTGTATAGCTCAATATATTGATCCTCAGTTATTTAAGAATTGGGATTTTTCATTTGATGGAGAGGCGGATGGTATGTTACGTTCTCGTCCACCTGCAGCCAATAAACTCAAAGATGCCGTAAAGAAAGCGGCAGCAGCAGCGAAGAAAGTTAAAAATCCACCCAAAGCTAAAAGAAAGAAAAAAACATAATGGCTCCTACAAGTTGGAAAAAGTGTCAGAAATGTGGACGTAAGCAGTCGAAACGACATCTGCCTGTATTGTGTGGAGCATGTGACGCCAATAAGCGTAGAAAGGAACGACGGGCAGCTAGAAAAGTATTGACATAGGCTCGGTATTTTTAGTATACTATAAAGTAGAGGTTAGGATGACACAAAATAATAAAGCGTTACAGGATGTCTTTGAAACCACCCATTATTCGCAAGAACTAGTCGATACTAGTGCTGAGGAAGATGAGGTTGATCCTGACGATGATGAAGATTATGAGCCGGAACTCACTCTTGGACAACAACTAGGAATGATGACAGATGAAGAGTTTGAGGAATTTCTAGATACACGTCGTGACGGTAAAAATATATGATTGTAGAACCACAAGTTTTTTTAATTGGTGAGTCGGTAGTTAATAAGGAAGGTCTTAGTGCCTTCCTTACTCATTTAGGCGTACCAGAGTGGGAATCTAATGCCCCTACGGATATAGAGCTTCTAACTGAGGTTTATGGTAGGGCATGTTATAAGTCATTTGGCACGGAGTTGAATCCTAATCTTACTCGTGTTCGTGGCTCTAATGAAGCTTATATTTCTAATGTTATAGAAAAAGGCGATGGCTCGGTATTAGAGCATGGTGTCGCCAATTTCTTCTTCTGTGATGTTAGTAGAACATTCACCCATGAGTTAGTCCGGCATCGCGTCGGCACTGCGATATGTTTAACCGGTGATACGTTAATTTCATCGGAACACTATGCTAATGGTGCATTAAATAGAGTGCCGAAACGTAGATTAGATTATTTGTATGGTTTAACTAAAACACCACAGGGACGTTCTAGAATTCCTTTATTGAGGTTGAGAGTTTTAGATGAGGGTTCAGGAAAATTTACATCTACTCGTCATGGGGTAAAATCAATTGTCTATACGGGAAAACATCCTGTTTTTGAAGTTACCTTAGAGAACGGATACAAATGTAAGATGACTAAAAACCATAAAGTTTTAACATCGACGGGATGGAAAACGTTAGAGAATGCTGTTCAATTTTTAGAGGTTTGGCCGTCAGGTAAGGCGTATTATGGATTAAATCCGGTTTTTATTGCTACCAATGGTTATCGTATTTCGGAGACAGCTATTCTCAATTCTACAGGTATTCCATTGTATAGAGATAAAGATTGGTTAGAGGGTCAAATTAAAGAGGGAACTTCTTTTGAGGAGATAGCGATTAAGGCGGGAGTATCCGTTAATACAATTAAAACATGGAAAACCAAACATGGCTTGGGAGGTATTCGTAGAGCAAATTCTTCTCTTTGGGCGAAGCCCGGTAATAAAGGTAAATCTTATAAATTACGACCAAAAACTGAATCTGAAAAGCATGCTATTTCAGTTAGAATGACTGGCTCTAATAATCATAGATGGAAAGGTTTAGGTGGCCGTAAAAATAGATTATTACCTTATGCTCTACGTAAAGAAATTTTAACTAGAGATAATTTTAAATGTGTTCTTTGTGATAATAGTAGATGGGAATGGAACGGTAGAAAAATTAGATTAGAAATACACCATATTGATCCCTGGGAACTGGATAAGCCTACTAATCTAGAGCCAACCAATTTAATTGTGTTGTGTAAACTATGTCATACAGAAGTTACTAATAAAGAACAACAGTTTGCGGATTTATTTTTTTCCCATACTACTAATAATAGTTTTACGAAAGCCATTACTATTCCACCCCGCAATTACGGTGGAGTTAAACCTAAATATACTAAAATTATTGGCATTACATATCGTGGAATAGAGGATACTTACGACATTATTATGAATGACCCCCATCACAATTTTGTGGCTAATGGTTTGGTTGTTCATAATAGTCAGGAATCACTTAGGTTTGTTCGGTTAACGGATTTAAATTTTTATGCACCATTATGTATACAAGAAAATGATGAAGCTATGACTCTCTTTACCAAAACATTTGAAGAACTATCTTCTTTGCAGAAAGAAATGGCAGAACTTTTTGATGTAGACCGCCTGGATTCTTTTCACAAGAAAAAAGAAATTACATCGGCGATGCGACGACTAGCTCCTATCGGTTTAGCGACGAATATCGGTTGGAGTTGTAATATGCGTACTTTACGTCATGTTATTGAGATGCGGACTGATCCAGGGGCTGAAGAAGAAATTCGTCTTGTTTTCGCTAAAGTAGCTGATATTGCGATTGCACGCTGGCCGAATTTATTTGCTGATTATTCGGTAGAGATTATCGATGATTTCCCCTCCTTTAAAACCATGAATAAAAAAGTGTAAGTATGTTATAGTACTGGTGTATTTTGGTGGGAATTGGGGGGTCTGTGCCACGTAATATTAAAGAAGTTGAACTTACGCTTACGGATATAGAAAATATTCTTTGTCATATATTGGAGACCATATCCGTATATGAATATCCAACCCCTTCTATATTTTCGGCGTTAACACGATTGAGCATTGTTTCATATCTTAGGGGTCGTGGTGTCCAAAAGGATATTGAGGTCATTGCTATCGATGTTTTTAGGCAGCTAAGTGAAGTAGCACAATCATTTTCTAAATATATGTGGTTCACTGATTGGTCACGAAAATTAGTTGAAACGGTAAAAGAGAAGAAGGTCGAGGCCGAATGATTTTTTGTAATATCACAGATTGTAAGAATTGGGTTCCATTACAAGAAGTAAAGCATATGGACCATAAACCTGGATTCACGCCGTTTGGGAAGACCGGTGAATATTACGGGCGATGTGCGTTTAAAGCTATTAAAATGGAATCTACTACAGCCCATAGTCAGCATACTAAACAAGTTTTAGCGGTCTGCGGTAGTTATAATTCAGACGAACCTACTGAATTTCAGTGTTTAGAAGAGCGGTGTCAGGCTTTTGTAGACCCTACAATGTGTGACAAGATTAAATATGATGAGAATTTATACGTAGGCTGGACAGTAGTGTTTGATGGTTTTGAAAAAAGGGAGGTTCCCCGGTGTAAATCCTTTGCTCATCGTAGACGGGAAAATGCATTTAATTGGGGAAATGCAGCGCAAGGGATATTTTAAAATTCAATATTTAAATTTACATAAATACTTTAAATTTGTTATAATGGAGATAGAGAATGGCTAAATACCCTGACTATGGCGATGATGATTTTTCGTTAATGGTAGATCCATTTACGGGAAGAGTTGCATTAGTATGCCCCGCACCTATAATTGCATTCGATGACATTCGTGAATTTCACGAGTGGGTTAATGGATTATTAGAGGCTATTCCACATATTACTCGTTCTTTGCAGAGTAATATGACTAATGAGCCTCCTATCAATAAAGACTATGCTGCAACGGTGATAGATATATGGCAGGAACAAATAATGGCGAATATAGAGGCGGCCCCAACGAAGACTGGACGGAAAAAATCCGTGAAGAAGCAAAAAAGCTCTATGAACGAGGATCAGAACTCTTAGAGATTAGTGAGCAACTTGGGGTACCGCTTGAATTGCTCACTACTTGGTCATTCACGGGACAATGGGATGTTGCTTTACCAGATACGTTAGTGATTGGTGATAATGCTTTTCCTAGTGCTATAGAAAAAAGTGCTATAGAAAAAAAAGCTCCTATCTATGACGTAACTGCCGCAGATCTTAAGCAAGAAGCCAATGATACACTTTTAGCCGGTTATAAATTAGTCGGTAATGTCGCTCAAGAAGCATTACTGAACGAGAATATAAAGTTTAAAGATAAGAAACAAGCATCTGACGCTCTTATCGAAAGTCTAAAAGGACAAGTTTCACTTCTAGGGGCTGATTTATCTCAGCAATTTCTACTAGATGTGGCAAAAATAATACGTGAAGAAATCGCAGACCAAGAAATCCTTCAAAGACTCGGCGTCAAACTCACCGCCCTTGGTAGACTTTACAATACTAGGATCTCTGCTTAACGATAGTAGTATTGATTCTACGGAAGATATTGCAGAGTTAGCGTCTGACGACCGTTGGGAATTTATTCCAGTTGATTTAGAAACTTTTCTTTATGGAGAAGAGTATCTCAATCTTACGATGCGACTGTCTGCTCCCCAGCTTGAGTTTGTTGATAATACCTCTAATATCTTTAATCCACCGTTTTTCACTGAAAGTGTATTAATGGCGGGGCAAGGTTCGGGTAAAGATACGTGTTCTATCTTGATAGGTTTACGTATTGTTTATCTATTACAATGTTTAAAGAGTCCACAAGCATATTTTGGGATGGACACTAATGGATTCATCGATTCAATTAATGTGGCTCAGAACGCAGACATCGCCAGGAATATCTATTTCAGTACTCTTTCTAATATTCTACGTAGTTCTCCTTTATTCGTTGACGATTCTTTACCTCATTATATTTCCCCTCGTATTACTCAACAGACTGTTGTATTTCCTAAAAATATACGCCTTATTTCGGGTAACTCTGAAAATGAGTCTTGGCAGGGTTATACGCCTATTTTGATTATTCTTGATGAGATTGATGCATTTAAGAGTGAGCAGGAATTACAACGTAGCCATTCTTTACGTAGTGAAGGAGCTGAGGGGGTATATAACACCGCTAAGGCTTTGATTCAGTCTCGTTTTCCTGGGGTGGGTAAAGTTATTTGCTTGTCTTGGCCTAGATTTAAAGGTTCATTTATACAACGACGGTTCACTAATGGAAAATTAGAAGACCGTACTTTTGTTTCATGTAAGGAAGGGGGGCTTCCTTTTACTACGTGGGAATTTAATCCTTCTAAGAAAGAATCTGATTTTATAGATTTCTACGAAACTGATCCTGTTCTAGCGCGTGCTCGTTTTGAATGCTTTGATGGGGATACTCTTATAATTAGTGAAGAAGGGACTAAACCCATTAGAGATGTCATTATTGGTGACCGTGTTTTAAGTCATCAAGGACTTAATAAGGTTATTCGAAAATTTGAAAAGAACTATACTGGGGATATATTGGAGATTACTCCTTGGTATCATCGTCCGATAAAGATAACTCCTGAGCATCCTATTTTAGCGATTAAGCAGAGTGGTAATTGGAGAAAATTTTATAAACATAAATTGGCCGACATCACACCAACTTGGATACCGGCCAATCAGTTAACCAAAAATGATATTGTGTTGCTGAAAATTCCTGAAGATTGTGAAGATGTAAAATCTATTGATTTATCTGATGGTTTAGAAAAAGATAGTTTTATTGAGGAAGAAAATTATCTTTGGGCATCTCAAGTATCTAAATTGAATAATGGCGGCGTCAGTGTACAAAAACATCCTTTTGCACACAAGTTGAGTAAATATATCGATGTTAGTAATGAATTATTATTTTTAAGTGGACTATATCTAGCTGCAGGTACCCTCGGTACAAAACTGCGTGCTATGACCTTTTCGTTTGATAAACATGAACGATCATTAATTGACAACACTAAAAAACTAGTTGACCAAGTTTTTGGTATATTTCCTGTTGAATACAACGTACTCACTGTAACTGATGTGCTTGTCTGTAATACGATAATAAGTCATTTTTTTGCTCAATTTGGTAAAAGAGCTACGAACAAACGTATTCCTGAATGGATCATGAATCTACCCCCAGAAAAACAACAACATCTATTAGATGGATATTTTGAGAGTGATGGTCATGATGATATAAAGGGTAAAGGGGTCACTACTGTTTCGAAAGAATTAGCATATCAAGTTAAAACTATTGCTTTGCGCTTGGGAATGCCTGCGAGTGTATACCATCGTCCTATGGCATCGACAGGCGTGATGGAGGGGCGAACTATCAATCAAAGTCCTGCTTTTAGGACTAGAATTTACAAGAATCCCTACTATCAGTTAATTAAAGATGGTTTTTGGTATGTACCTGTACGTAAAATACAATCTTTTAAATATGATGATACCGTCTATAATTTAGAGGTAGAGTCCGCTAATTCTTACACAACCGAATCTTTTACTGTACATAACTGTGACCCACCATTTGCTCGTGATGCCTATATCAAAGACCCACTTCCTATTTTACGTGCTTTTGATGCTGAGGTAGATGAAGTTGGACAGATAACGTGGGGACGTCTTAAAGAGCATAGGGATGAATCAGGATTACATATTGGAACCAAATATTATATTCATGTGGATTTAGGATTACGACATGCTAATGCTGCCGTATGTGTAGCACATCAAGGAGATGAGCATGTTGTCATCGATGTGATTAAGATTTGGGAACCTGAACCTGAATATGATGTAGATTTTGCCAATATTGAGAATTTTATACTAGGATTACGTGATAAAGGGCACAGAATCGTTAGTGTGACGTATGATAATTATCAATCAGTCAGTTCATTACAAAAATTAGCTAAATTTGGTATTCCGGCTAAGTATAAATCTATAGGTAGAAGTAGTAAAGAAGCTTACGATACGTTTAAAGATTTACTCTATCAGGAAAAATTAGATGGTTTTTATGATAAAGAGACAATAGAAGAGCTTTTAAGTTTAGACGTAGTATATGGCGATAAAATTGAAGCTCGTCCTGGTATGAAAAAGGATAGAGCGGATGCGGTAGTCGGCGCAGTACATGGCGTTTTAAAAGAAAAAGGTACAGTAACAGGTCTGCGGAATATGGGCGGAATTAACACACTTTTTGAAAATCGCAACAATCCACAAACAACTGCGAATGAAAAAGCTAAAAATCCGTTAAAAACCCCTACTAATTCAGGTTGGGGGCGAGATGCCGTCCAAGAACGCATTGTTAGTAGTAGTTCTGATGTATGTGTTGTGTGTAACCGTGTTGGTGGTATAGAATATACTGATGAATTAAATAATAGAGTATTTGATGATGATGGGGCATATTGGCGAATATGTCTAGTTTGTGCGTCTAAATGGGTAAAAGAAGGTACCAATTGGGTTATTTGTAGAGCACCGGACGATTATTCAATGCAAGAAATTATAGGGACGATTTAATGGGATTAGTTGATTCATTAGCGAACGTATTTGGAGCCGATGTTTCTCAATCTTCCTCATTAGCTAGTCGTAATATTGCTGGTGGGGAAGTTCCTAGTAATCTCGACCAATACTCACGCGTTAACGGATTATTAGGTACTCTTGATTCGCTAGTTAAGGCTGCGGAAACGGCTCAAGGTGCAAATGGGGCCACGGGGCGTATGTCTCCGTTGGGTCTTGATGCAATTATTCAAGACTGGGTTCGTCAGCAATTCATATATCGACGTAGTATCTTACAGGACTTATATGTTCTCGCATATCAAGTCACAGAGATTAGGTCGGTAGTATTAGCGATTTTACGTGAAGTCTTTAGAAAAGGCTTTTCTACGTGGCAACAAAGGTATGTTCGTAAATGTGTTCAATGTGAAAAAGAATTTGATGACGAAGAAGATGAACATTGTGATGATTGTTTCGTATTTGAGGTTGTAGACCAAGATGTATTTGATGCTGAATACGGGGAGATTATTAGTAAAAAGGTACGTAAATATAAAAGAGATAGCAATGGCGAAAAAATACCTGTAACAACCTCTATTCCTGATTTTACTCAACAGAAAGTATTTGATGATTTAATAAGCAATGGCAATAGTTTCCATCAGTCTCTAGAATCTATTCTTCATGAATTTATGACGGATATCTTGATTGCTGATGATGGATTCTTGTTACTTAATAAAGAGTATCAGATAGATTCAGTGTCAGGCAAAATTAGTAAATCACAGATTTTTGAGGTTACTAGATTACATCCCGCATTAACTGAATATGACATAGATAGGAAAGACGGATTACCAGAACGTTCTCATTTCTTATGCCCGATTCATCGAGAACAACAGACTCATACATCGCCTGGTAGATGTGACGTAATCGCTACAGAAGGGTTTAGATGTAATGCTAGATTACTACCCGCTATGTATCGATACTATTGGCGTGGACGTTATCGTTACTATTTAGCTGATGAGATATGTCACGCCTCTTTCTTTAATCCGTCTAAAACTTATGGTTATTCTCCTGTTCTTACTGTCTTTGAGAAAGTTCTGTCTATAGTAGGAGCAGACCGGACACTCTATAGATACTGGTATGAACGGCGAATTCCACCCGGATTATTGATTACTTATACTGATGACCCTGAATCCTTGGAAACAGAGATTGAACGTGTTAAGACGCAAATGCTTAATGACCCGAACACGTTCCCATGGGTTGCAGCATCCGCTAGAAATAATCGTGGTAAGACTGACTTTGTTAAGTTAGCGTATACCTTCCAAGAATTGGACTATCTACCGGTTAGGCAGGAGATTCGTGACCGTGTAGCTATGTTATGGGGCGTCACCCCTCTATTTTCAGGAGATGCGTCTAGTGTTGGCGGTTTGACCAGAGAATCTGCTCAAACTGATATGCATAATAAATTAGTGGAATCGTATCAAAACGTAATTAATCATAATGTTATTCCGTTCATGTTACAGCAATTAGGGATAACTGATTGGGAAATACACTTACAGCCTCCACAGGAGGAGACTGAGGAGATTCAACTAACTGTAGAAAAAATGCGTCTGGAGAACGCTAATATGATGCTGCAGTTAGGGTATGAAGCTATTAAAGAAAAAGGTAAAGAGATTAGGTTTAAATATAAGAAGATGGACCAACCACCAGGTATGACTGGTGCTCCAGGGATGGAAGGTATGCCGCCTGGTGGTGGTATGCCGGGAATGGAACAACCTCCTAGTGGGGGTGAACCAGCTGGTGTAGACCAATTACCTCCTCCCCCTCCCATAGAAGGACCAGAGATGTCTGAAGCTGGCGTACCCCTTTCTGAAGAATAATAATGACTACTGTCGATAGCATTGTACATAAATTAGATTTGCTAACAAAAGAGCAGGAAGAGCATTGGACGCTCCCTGCTCTTGATGATGTTATTAATCAATTTGAAGCTGCGTTTATAGTTCCGTATTCCGAAGCAGGGATTCCTTTATTAACCGAGTATTTCGATAAAGCGGCTAAACCTAACAAAACCATATTAACTAAAAAGGGAGAAGAGTTAGCCGATGCCGATGATGCCGAATTAAATCCTGAAGAACAGAAAAGAGCAGCGTTTGCTAGGGGTGTTCGAAAAAACTATAACAGTGTTAAAAAAGAACATGAGAAATATGAAAATATAGATATGGAGCTACTAAAGCCCTATTACAATGAAATGATGCAGGGATTAATGGGAAGTAACCCTGCGGTAGAGGGCGGTGGACGTAGACAACGTACTTCAGGAACACTTCCTAAAGCTGCCAAACAGTTAATGAGTGCTTTTGCTCAACAAGCCGATGATGTAGCTCAAGCCATTGCAGATGGGAAATCCGAAAAAGAGATATTAGGTGCAGCTTTTCCCCGTAATGGTTTACGAATGAACATGATTGGTGATGCGGGAGTTGATATACAAGTTCGTGTCAAAATGAATACGGACGGTAAATCCTTTAGCGTTGCACAACGTACTGGTGGTAAAGGTAAATTCAAAACTATTAAAGGTGGCGAAAACGTTAAGAATTTTGGCCGTGCCATAAAACATGGGGAAGATGCGATTCTTGCTAAGGCTAAGGGCCGACAGGCTCAGTTTGGTGGCGTTGATATAGGTAAAAACCGTCGTCAAAACAGAGCTTGGCTTAATGCTAATGTACGCCAGGATTTTGGTGGGCCAATGACTAATCTGGCCCCCAAGCCAAAAGATAAAGAGAAATATGCTAAAGAATATGAAAAAAATATTTCTCAACAATTAGAAGATGCTGGCATAGATGACGAATTTATGGTAGAAGCTGCTGAATTAGGTGGCGACGACATTATTGATGGTGATGCTGCCGAAGCACTTCCTTCGATTATCGATAATGCGCCTAATTTAGCCCTTTCATCTATTTTAGCTAGTGTAGCTAGTGGATACATCACTAGTCCGAATCAATTACGTAGGACTCTTAGAGAAACTAGTAAAAAGATTTCCGAGAATTCACAACATGGAGCCGATAGTTCCAATAATGATAAGCCTGGGTCTGTTGGATGGGGTGGTAAGTCTGAAGCTAAAAAAGGTATAGGTGGAATCTTTTCTGAGTGGGGCAAGGCTTTTTCATCTGGTTGGAGTGAAGGCTGGGAAAAGGGTCAACATTTTGGTGCGCATACTTTAGGAGGCGTGAAATATCGTGCTCCTGATAGTGAGCAATATAAGCGTGATCCTCGTGGTTATTGGGCAGAACGTGGGAAATTAGCCACTATGTTAGCTAGGGCTGACAATCAGTATACCGATGATGTTGCTGCGGCTATGGCTATGGGAGAAGTCTCGATAGATTCAGACGGTACGGTTAAACAACGAGAAGTTTCTTTTGTTGATGCTGACGGCAATCGTCAGAAATATATGAAGAATATTAATCCTCGTGAAGATGCCTTGGAAAGTGCTTTAGTCAAATTTGCTAAAGCTGAAGATAAAATTGAAGCTATGGCTTCTGATAATACTGGGTCATCATTAGAAGCGATAAGAGAACACGTTGATCAGATTAGAGATGGCAATAAAAATGCTATGCCTCCCAGTGAGAATTGGCCTAATAGAGATGGAGGATGGCAACGTCGTAGACAATTAGAAAAGAATATCGAATTAGTTCCTGCTAAGCCTGCGGGTAGTAGAGTCTCTAGTGCTGCTGAAGCGTTGATGGGACCACGAGGACGAGAAAAGAAAGCATCGGGAGAAGCGGGAGGTATTGCCGAAGGTGAAGTAGGAGATGCAAGACAAACTCAACAGAAACGTCCTAAATTAGTTGATGAAATAGTACCTCAATTAGATGCGGAAGGTAATATTGTTTTAGATGAACAGGGACAACCTGTACCTCAATTAGATGAAGCAGGCAATCCTGTTACTAGACCAATGGTAGACCCTGAAGGGGGTAAGTATATTGGCGCAGTAGATGCTCGTGCCGACCGTGAATATTTAGATCCAGGTGAACAACCTCCTGAAGGTGTTAAAGAATATACCGCTGAACGACGTGGTAAAGAGGGTAAACGTGCACGGTATTATTCTCGTAAAGAAGCGGCTGCTGTTCGTAATAAACAACAGAATGGTGGTAAGGATACGGATGAAAGGGACACAAGTAGTAATGGAAGTGATAGCGATACTAGCAGCGATACTAGTAGTGGTACTAGGAGCGATACTAGTAGTGATACTACTAGGAAGAAGAGGGCGACTGCTGAAGATGAAGAATACTTACGCGGACGTAGAGAAGGTGGACGACGAGCAGCTAGACAAGTACGTGAAGAGTCTGATGACCCAGTAATAGAGAAAGCCGGAGAACATGAGATGGCACCAACAAATGCCCCCAAAACACCGCCAGATGCACAAGCTGATCAATACCAGAAAGCTATGGAGAATGAAATAGCAGGTGCGAAGCGTGTGCAACAGCAGTCTAAGGCTCGTTCTGCGAAAGCACAGGCTCGTGTAGCTAAAGCTAGGGCAGATGAAGCTGAAGTTAAAGCTCGACGAGCAGAAGACGACCGTGAAGTACATATTTCAGAATTACTCCATAAATTAGATAGTAATATTAATACTTTAACTATCACTTCTAATCCTGAAATAGTGGGTATATATCAGCATTTAGAAAAGACTATCGGTGAGCTTGAGAAAGGCGCGGGTGGTCGTATTGATAAACAAGGGAATCCCTTCGCTTCCTTGGCGGGGCATATGAGTGCCGCTTTTAGAGAAGCAGGGAAATCTAAGAAAAAGTCTACTACTCCACGAACCCAGGCGAAACCATCATTACCTGAATATGACCCACAACCTACTCCTGATAAACCAGCCCCTAAGACTAGTACTACCGCTCCAATAACTGGTGCAGGCTCAGCAGGTGGAGCTTAATTACGAGGAAGTTCGATGACTACTCCATTTGAAGTTGCTAATAAGATTGATAATTTTGCGGTAGAAGTATCTATCGCAGATATTTCTTTACTTACTAATGGCTTATTGCAATTACAGCATGCTAGATATCCTCATTTAGTTCCTATGTATAGAACTGTTCATCGAACTAAACCTCGTGCAATGGTACTTCGTGCTATTCGTTGGGTTAATCCTAAACGAATGTTTCCTGGGGCTGGCAAAACTAGAGCTGAAATGGAAGGTATGTCTAGTGATGACTTAGAAAAGTTAATCGTTGATTTAAATGAGTATCGTGGTGAAGCCCACGTTATTCACAATCGTTACAATCAGATGATTGATTTAATTAATATGGGTGAGCTTCCCTATTTCATTCCATATGCAGGGTTTAAACAAGATAAATGGAACATGCTGGCAGATTATATGGATCGTGCGCAGCGTTTGAAAGATGGTACTGAACAATGGGAGCAGGTTCTTGACCGACAGGCATTGGAAATTCGTAATATTTTATTAAAACGTGATGGTGCTGATAAACGCCGTTTAGATGATATTAAAGGATTATGGGTAGATGCTAAAGGTCAGCCAGCGGCTCCAAACTTCATGGATATTAAGAAGGGTAAAGAAAAGAAAATTGCCCTACGAGCGAATCGTATTTCCGCTGATGGTAAACGTGTTAAGCACAGACAAAAGATTTATGTACGTAAATTTATTGCAGTAGCTCCACAAGAACACAGAAGGGGTGAACAGATACGATTACCTGCAGGAGGTAATGTTCGCCGTCCTGGTAGGAATAATCCTGTTGCACGTAAAATATTTGATGAGCATGGTGGGGCAGCGGAGCATCTGGTGCGTATGCCCAGAGGTTGGGCGCAGGGTACGAACAACCCTGAATTACGTGAAAAAGGGAATATGATTACTATGCCTGCTGGTCGTAAGGATCCAAGGATTCTAACATTTGAGGAATTAGATTTTGATGATGTAGCTAATCGTAGAAAAGCTCGCTGGACACAGCCAGACCCATTAGGTAAGCGTGGTGTTGTTCCTCATCGAGGCGCAGCGTCACAAGACGGACATCCAACTGAGGATCAACGTAGATTTCCGCGTCCTGATATTGGCATAAGAGAAGCCAAACGACAGGAAAATCGTGCGGCAGAGATTCGTCGTCAGCAAATGGAAGTGGAGGCGCGTCAACGACAACGGCAGGAGAATATTATTCGTCCCCTTTCTACCCAAATAGAACAAGCTAAACAGATTAATAAAGAATTTATGGATGCCGCTAATCAGTTATGGAATCAATACAATGTTGATTTAACTCATCTGAATGAGATGAAAAATATTAAACCGGAAGATGTTGAGAGCGTTAATCGGTTAGGGGGTGGTATTAACGCAGGGGATGGTGTGGTTTTAGCACTGACATTAAAGAATAATGCTCAATATGTCTATAAATTGGTTGCGAATGAACAAAAATCTGAACAAATAAATTCTGTTATCGATAAAATATTTGGTTTAAACATAAATGCTGATACGATTCAATTTAATAATATCGATGCGGATGCCTTAAAAAGGTTAGGAGTAACAACGAATAGAGATGTATTACAAAGTGCAATAGATTTCGGTGGTGGACATCTTCAAGAATTTTGTGAGCCTAATTGTCTGGAAGCGAGGGACGCTCATCGGCAACGTGGGCTAGACTTATATAATAGTGATGCATATCGTGGCGATTTGCATAGAATGTTTATTAGTGATTGGTTATCGGGTAACTGGGATCGTCATGAAAAAAACTGGATGGTTACTGCCAATAATCGAGCCGTACAAATAGATTCTGGTTTTGGTTATGGTTTTGCGAAAGTTGGGGGAATTACAAAAGATGTTGTTAGACCTCCCATAACGAATCGTGGAACTTTATTCAATACCGATTCTTCACGAGGTGGGGCCGATAATCGCAGACAGCATCAACCTTATGCAAAGCATTTGCCGGGAAACTCGACTGCGGAAAGGCGGATGAATGTTCAGCAAGAACTGGAAGCGGTATTTGATTATCATGTTTCAACCGAGAAAATTGATGCTTTACAAAAAGCTTTTGGTATGCAAAATAATTTAGAAGGCTCTTCTATTGAAGAATATAAAAAAGATTTTATGAAAAAAGCTGGAAGAGTATGGGGTATGACTTTTGATGAGCCTCGTCCTATTGGTGAAGTACAGGTTGATTATGTAAAGAACTTATTAGGGAACATATCAAGCGGTGACGACACGAATTAATTAACTATTTACTTCGATAGTTAATTTATGGTATACTACAGGTGTAGTATAGTTAAGGAGATAATCATGGCAAATGATATTTTTGTTTTAGTAACTCCCGATTTTGCTAATGCGGGAGTTGCCAAAGACATACAAGGAGTAGTTCTACCTAGTAAAAAAACTCTTGGTAGGGATAAAGATTTTCTAAAAATACAAGTAGATGAAGCACAACAATATTGGCAAGAGGATGGCAATTCAGGAGATATACCCACTGATGTTCTTTATCGTTATTTATCACAGATGAATATGAGTGCATATCGTGCTGGATGGGTACTTCCTGTTGATGAAGCTAGAGAATTAGTTAAGAAAAGTGGGGGTCTATAATGACTGATGAATTATTGATTAAAGCTGAAGAAGCTAACGATGAGGACGAAAAGGATGAAGATCAATATCCTGAAATGTGGTTTATTACGGATGGGGTAGGTACTCATTTAGGAATGATTGCTGAGAATGCTACCGGCAACTTCCATGCTCAACTTACTAAAAATGAGCGCAATGAGTATTTTGAAGAGATGTTTACATTTCTTCGTCCGTTAGGTTCTGATGCCAAGGAACTATCACATAGTGCGGTCATAATCGATGTAGATAAAGAAGAAGCTTTAGATGCTGTGACTGGAGCGGGGTTTATAGCACGAAAGGCCACAGACACAGATCACCAAGAAATCATTCGTGAATTAGATAAATTGCAGACGATTAAAGGCGGGGAAAGTAAACGCTATTCTCGTGCTAAATCGTAATAGGAAGTTGTATGTTAGATAAGATTCGCCCACAAGCGTTTCTAGCCGTAGTGATTTTAGGTGCAGTGGCTGGGTATGCTATGTTCATGAGTCAAAATGAGATAGCAGCGGGAGCTACTGGTGGTATTATCGTATTAGTCAAAGACATTATTCAAACGGATAAGTAAATTAAATTAGATGCAATCAGTTGATCGTACATTATTAAAACTGGATTACTTCCTTGTTAAACACGAGGAAGTAAAGCCAGGATATGATCGTCCTGAAGCAGCCGATGATCCACGGGCTGCAACGCACCAAGTAGAAGAAAAGGCACCAGGTGAAAAGAATTTACCTGAACTTCCTACTGGTAAGGTAAGGACGAAGATATATGAACTTGTCCATCGTGGCGGACGTACCTTTGAACGGGCTAGAACAGCGTGGGTTAATCCTAAAGTTGCGGAACATTTAGACCAACGTAAAAAAGCTACAGATTGGATTAGGACGTTAGGGAATTATCTTCCTATTTATTTTGTAGGTGGGTATGTTAGAGATAAATTCTTTAAGAAAGTATCTAAAGATTTAGATTTAGTTGCGACTGTTGATTTAGAACAAGCTAAGAAAATCTTAACGCAGCTAAATATTCAATTCAAAGAGAAAAATAATTCTCATGCTCGCATATCTTTTATGGTAGGAGGAATTCGGGTTGATTTAATATCAACTACTGGCGAGGAGTTACTTAATAACCTTAGAAGTAGGGATTTTACTATTAATGCTATCGCTCAATCTGTAACTGGTCAGTTTTATGACCCGACAAGAGGATTAGAAGACGTAAAACAGAAATGGTTACGCTCTCCGAATAATGATAGTGTTAAAGCTTTTGAATCCGATCCTATACGTATCTTACGTGCTGCGCGATTTTTAGCTGATTATCCACTAAAACCTCATCCTACTGTTCTATCAGCTATTAAAAAGACTAAAGATAAGTTAGGTCAGAAGAAAAAACGGCGCATCGGCTATGAATTAGTTAAGATAATGCAAACCGCAAAGCCGTGGGTAGCTATGAAATTCTTATCTGATCATGATTTGGTACAATATATTTGTTCAGATTTAAATAAAATGATTGGATTTAAACAACGTGGGCCAACACACAAGAAAGATGTGTGGGGACATACACTAGAAGCGATGAAAAATGCGAATAGTGATGATGTTGTATTAAATTTATCAATACTATTTCATGATGTAGGTAAACCACAAACTGCTACTGATAATCAAAAATCATTTCCTGGGCATGATAAAAAGGGAGCCGTAATAGTTAAATCTACTCTTACGAAATTAGGAATTCCTAAAAATATAATTAAACGTGTAACTAATATGGTAGAAAATCATCTTTTTATCAGTAAAGTAGGAACTAACGGACAGCCTGAAGAGTATCGTAAGTTAGCCTTAACTTTAGGCGCAGATGTTAATAGATTCTTTAAATTAGTAGAGGCAGACACTGCGGCACATAAGACAGATGATTTTGATCTTGAATTAGCTGATAAAGTTAAAGCGTTAGTTACCAAGGTTAAAGGTACGCCGCCGGTGGTAGCAGATACAAAAGATGATGCTGAATTAGAAAAATCTATTGATATAGAACAGATATTAATTGAAGATTCGTTGAACATTCTGTTAGGGCATGATGTAGGCTTAATGGATATCGATTATATGTTGGAATTGGTGGATGTGAATGGGTAGGGCAGGGCGTCCTAAATTATTACAAAAAGACGGCCATCATCGACATGATGGCTATAGTCGTTGGCATGCGATAGATCAGGTTCATCGTCCTGATTTACATATGGATTTGCAAAAATCTGATGTACTTGATGTGAGTATTGGCTATAATTCTGGACCTGCATCGGATCTTTATAATTTAATATTAAGTTTAGAAAAGATGGAGTATGGTAAAGCTCTATTATTTGAACTTCAAAATACTATTCAAACTTTAATACAGAATAGGAAATTACAGGAAGAGTCCCGTCCCAAGCGGGAAGATCGAAATGAACAGTCCGCAATCGGCGGTGAAGATGCTGAAGATAGAGAACCCAATACATATGGATTACCGTAATGAAACTTTGTTAGATAGCCATAATATCTAATATCTAATAGTAAATGTAGGACGTATGGTGTATATGGTAACTAGACTTATCATAAAAAAATAGATAAAATAAGTCTAGGTTAAAATGGTAAGGAGAAAGGTTATGGTATCGAATGATGAGATCCAGGATGAGGTAATCGTACAAGATGCGACAACAGGTCCAGGCTGTGTAGAGACTTCTACACTCTATGTTCCCGTTACGGATGATACTAAACGGAGGCGGGGTCGCCCTGCCGGTTCGACTAGTAAAGCTAATGGAGAGGTAGCTGAACTTAGAAAAGAACTTGAGATACTTAAAAATAAAATAGCTACTCTTGATTCGGGCACAACTAATGGTCAAGTTGATCATAGTGCGGATGAATTTCTGGCAAAGCTGGACTTACGAGTTAGTATCCTCCAACAATGGGTAGAAATGTTTCACATGTTCTTAACGACTAACCGTATCACCAACTCAGCCGATAAGATGGCGGAAGATGAGTTAACTATTGTTGTCTCTAAATTCCCCGAACAGAATCATCCTCTATTTATATAATAGGTGAGTATGCCGAAGCCCACTAAACGGCATACTACCGCAAGTAAACCTAGAAAGAAACGATCGATAACTAAATCAGCGGCTTTCTGGGGCAGATTATCCCGACAAGAGCCAAACAATGCGGAAATGACTCTATTCGGGATAATGTGTTATTTGGGGTTACCGTATAAATATACAGGTAATGGGCAATTTATTTTAAGTGGTATGTGTCCAGATTTTGTACATCTGAATAATCGTAAAATTGTTGAAATGTATGGAGAACGATGGCATCTCCCGCAAGAAGAACAGGAACGAATAGAACTTTTTGCTCGAAGTGATTATCAGACCCTTATAATTTGGCATAAGGAATTGACTCCGAAGAAGGATAGTAGAAAAAAGTTGTACAAACGTTTGTTAGAGTTTGAAGCATTGCCTGATGTTAGATCAACTTCTTCGTAGGCATCCGTGTCATAAATGTCGGGGATTTATACAAGTAGATTATGGTAGACTACCAGATAATACTTATGAAATTTATTGTCTGAACTGTGGAAATCGTTCATTTCCGACGGAATTAGTTGTAACCGTGAATATGTTAATAACATTAAAGAGAGCTAAAATCACATGAATCCCGAAATACTATCAATTATTGGAGCAATTTCTGGGATTTTAGCTGTTGCCGGAATTGTATATGGTTTTGGTGTTAAATTTTCACGGCTAGAAACTAAAGTTACATTGATTTGGAGTGTTTTTGTAGAAGATTCTTTACGTCATCAAGTTAAATTAGGAATGTTAGCTCATCATTCTCCTTATCAACGAACTGAGATGAGCAATCATCTAGGAGAATTAGTTCCATCTAGTACTATTTCTAAACTTATACGAAAACATATTACTAGTGATGATGTGTTAACGTCTGCTCTTATTAAAGAAATGGGCTATCCGGCGGTAGTTGAAGAAAGTAGAAAACTGAACATCGATGTACAAGAATTTTTAGCACTTAGTGTAGGTACGATACGTGATATAGAATCCCAGCAAAATGACGGATAATGGGACTTTCGATGATAACAATACTTCAATGGGAGGTTTAGTTTTAGATTGTTCCATCTGTCACAGATTAATGATTTACCCCAGTCACCGTGAAGAATGTGTAAAAGATTGGAATCGACATGGGCGGATGTGCCTAAAGTGCATCATTCAATATAAATATACCGATTTAGGATTAGACGGTTATATTTTAGAAGCACAGGTATCTGCCAAATTGTTTAGTACTATTTAAGGGATACTCATGAACAGAGATATTCGGACACCACGTGTATTGTGGGATGCAGAATATGCCACTAAACTATGGAGATATAATGGGACGTAAAACTATTCTTAAACAGCTTGTTGATATTGTTTTGATGTTGAAACAATTTTCAGAAGAAGGCGATACAGCAGGCATAAAACGACCTAGTAAATATTATGATGAGGATAGAGGAGTTAGTGTACCAACTGGTGATGAAACTCCTCTACGTCCTTCACCATTATTTCCCAACGTGGGTACAAAAAACTATGCACCTGCGTCTACATCAGCAGACCATACGGTTCGTCGTCAAGCACAGCGAAAACGTACTAGTAAACCGGAAAACAGAATTCCCAGAGGATAAAATTCCGAAAGGTGCTGTGTGTGAAGATTGTGGTGGAGATTTACCTATTTAGCTAATTCAGATAGTAGTTCGTTAATAATGCTCTCGCCTCGATCTCTACTTTTCTCTCCATCAAGAATTTCATCGAGTACGACTCGTTTATTATCTACTAGCTTATCCATTTTTTCGTCTAGACTGCCCTCTATCAACATATAATGCACTAGAACCGCATTAGTTTGCCCAATCCGATGTAGACGGTCTTCCATCTGTTCTTCTATCCCTGGCGTCCACTGACGTTCTACGAATAGCGCATTCGACGCTGCAGTAAGCGTTATCCCCATTCCCATAGCGGTAGAGGCTACGAATACCATACAGTCTGGGTCTGTTTGGAATTTATCTATAGCTATTTGTCTAGCAGGGCCATCCGTTCGTCCATCTACAGCTACATGCGATATTTTATCTTTAGTTAGATAATCGTCGATTAAGTCCATGACATCATGGTGATGGGCGAAAACTACTAATTTCTCTCCCGCATCTACAAAGTTTTTAATTATCTCTTGGGCTTCTTCTGCTTTTGCCAAGCCTACTATGTGGCGTAGGTAGTTCAGCTTAGATAGTAACCACATTCTATTGTCTTCATATTCATCAGATACTTTACCTGACGGCAGACCACGTAGTGTTTCTATGAGATTATTCTCTGCTGCCACATAGTCCTGGTAATATTTTCCTGGCATATCAATGAATATGGTTCGGCGACTTTTAGCTGGAAGTTCTGTAAGTACATCGTTCTTAAGTCTACGTATCATTAGAGGCTGTATCTGTTCTCGTAGTTCATCCACATGCGACGACCCCTTGAACACATAGCCAAAGCCATTGTGATACCCATTACAATATCGCATTCCGAATTGGAAATGTGAACTAAATTGCTTAGGAGATATTAAATTTAATATATTATAAAATTCTATAGGCCGATTGAGGATTGGTGTTCCAGATAGACCTATAGTAAATTTCGCTTTACGACCTAATTTCTTAGCCGATTTCGTCCTTTTTGCGGATGATTCTTTAATTGACGTAACTTCATCATAAACAACTACGGGGAATTTACGTTTAAGTAGCTGTTCTTCAATCTTCTTGCGCCAGATAAGGTCATAATTAATGAGAACTATATCCGCATCGTTATCTAGAATGTCTTTGCCTTGGTCAAGCATCTGTACTTTGGTATCTGGCATCCATTTTTCTATTTCTCGATACCAGTTACGTTTAATAGATGCTTGCGTAATTATCAGAGCAGGCAGTTTAGATGAGTTTAAGGATAGCCATGCCAGTGTTTCTATGGTTTTACCTAGTCCTGGCTGGTCACCTATCAATGCACCTTTTCCGTCCTGTATACGAGTCTCTAAAAATGCCACTGCTATTTCTTGATAGGCATATAGGTCATATGGCATACGTAGACGGTCTTTAACGTCTTGTACGGCTTCTTGACTATATCGCACGTCGAGTTCGTTAATATCTTTTGCTGTGGCAATATTTCCTAAATCAGGTTTAGGGTTAGTGATAGTGTGGAAATCTCTAACCATATCCGCAATATTAGGATAATAGTCCTGAATAATGATAGCGGCCATAGGTAAGAACTGGTCAGGAATATCCCAACCCCGTTCATTAGGATTGTATTTCCTGCCCGGTATATTCTTAATCTCTTCGATTAATTCTTTATTATATGGAAATTTAACTAGCATAGTTCATTTAACACAAATACTCTATTTCATTTTGATTCATTCTACATGTTTGGTATGTTCCATCAATTTGATTCATTCTACGTATTGGGTACTTTCATCTATGATGATTCATTCTACGTGTTTGGTACGTTCTATTAATTTGATTCATTCATGTTCGTTGATACTCACGGGTAACATAATTAAAGCCCTATACTGGCCCTGAGAGGCCCGTACAAGGCTTTAATAGTCTACTAGGTATCTTTAGACGGTTTGGACGGGTG